TGCCGTGCGCATCGCGGGGCGGTTCCTAAACGAGAACGGCATGACCGATTACGAGATCGGCTACGACGCTTACCACCACTCGGTCGGTAAACTCGTATTGACGACGACACAGCAAGCCCTCGGCCTGCGTCCTGTGATCGACGACGAGCAAACCGCCGACGACGTAAAGTTCGGCCGCACGGGGCGTACATTGATCGCCAAACTCAAGCCTAAGTGGATCGTTATAGACGAGGTGTCTATGCTCTCGTGGCAGAACCTAAAGGACCTTGCCGAGGCGTGCCACGCTATCGGGTGCAAGGTCCTGATTTTGGGCGACCCTAACCAACTGCCGCCCGTGCAGGCGCAGGAGATTAAATGGGACCGCCTCAAAAACCGCAACGAGTTGACGCAGATCATGCGCCAAAGTGGCGACAGTGCTATTCCTCACTTTGGCCGCGCTATCCTCGACGGGTCCGATTGGGACGGCATGGCAGGGGCGGGCTTGACCAAATCAACGCGGTGCGTGTCGCAGTTTATCGACGAGGTAGGCAAGCCCAGCTTGATCGAGGACGAGCGCGACGTGTTTATCGGCTACCGCAACGCCACGGTTGACCGCGTGCAAGAGGCGGCCGCGCAGAAGGTCTACGGACACTCGGCGACCGAGTTTGCGGCGGGTGAGGTTGTGATCGCACAGAGCGCCCTACACGACCGCTCGGGCATGATCGTAGCCAACCAAGACCAGTTGGAGGTATTGTCGATCGACGGGCAGGGAGAGTGGGGCGAGCTTGTAAAGGTACGCAACCATATGGGCCGGATCGTATACACCGAATACTTGAGCGGCGCAGCTATGGCCGACCGCCGGCACCCTTACGCAATGGAACTCGACAGCCGCCAAAAGAACGCGGTGGCGCTACAGGCACAGTGGGGCAAGAACAAAGGCGACCAAGGCTTGAACGAGCGCCGCAAAGCCGCGTGGGGGTCGTTCTTCGAGCTCAAAGACCGCACGGTGTTAAACTTTGCGCACCCGTTCGCCATTACCTCGCACAAGTCGCAGGGATCGAGCTACCGCCGCACGTTTATCATGGCCCCAGAGTTGGCGCAATTTTCCAATCGGTCGCTGTATGTGGCCGCCACACGTCCAAAAGAGGAGTTGATCTATTGAGCCACGCACGCGCAAAACCGCAGAGATTAGACCGTTTCAATTTTCACACGGGCGGCTATGGCTCGGGAGGGTATATTAAGAAAGCGCCAGACGGCGATTTGATCCGCTTGGCCGACGTACAAGCCCTCATGACCGCCGCCTCCGAGCTTGAACTGTACGGGGCTACCGTCGGCCGCCTCGAAAACCTTGGACGAGAACTAAGAAAGGTAGGACTATGACTGACAAGATAGACACGTCGCCAGAGGCGGTGGATCGCCGCGTAACTTTTCAAGACGAAACACCAAAAACAAGCGACTGCGTGCTGTGCCTGTATTGCGGCGGCTCATTGCATAACCCAGAGCACGGAATTTTTTGGAAGCAGACCACTGGTCATTACTGCGCAGAGCAGCAAATCAAAGACCTATCCGCCCGCGCCGAAGCAGCCGAGGCAGCCCTTTTCCGCGCTTACCAAATGGGGCGGGATGCTGCGTCGAAACATATCTTCACGATGGAACATGATGGAACAAAACCGGACTGGATTAATCTTGGTAGTTGGGCCTTCACGATAGAGCAAGCCGCATGGCGGGCAGGGCAAGTACAGCCACCCGCTGACCTATTGACCTCCGACGAGTGACTATGAAAAGGTAGAGGCCCGAGCATTGGGAGCTCGGGCCTCGATCACACCGTCCCTTGTGTGCGGCTCGTCGCATGCGGGGAAACCAGCAAAACCCTACATGGAGTGCCTAAAGCATGAATAACCCCAAAATACGGATACCGCAAGCCCTTGAAGCTATCGCCGACGAGGCCAATTTTTTCATGTACCAGATCATTGACGAGGGCCCCGACAAGAAGGTCGGCAAGCGTCCCGCCAATTTCGCGGCACCGTTCAAAGGGTGCAATACCGACGAGGCCGCTACACATACGTTGCGCGAAGTCGTAGAGCGGGTCGAGGCGTACAACGCAGCGCCGGACAAGATCGCCAAGCACAACGCAAACCGCAAAGAGTACGCCGAGGCCAAGGGATCGCGGTATACGCCGATCCTGCGTTACGCGGTCGGGTATGTGCCCAGAGAGGGCAGCGCGGGCGTGATTATTGACCTCGACGACGTAGTGTCGCCCGACGACAACACAAGCATAATCGACTTCGACGTTATGGGGTGGCTCGACGGCTTCAAAGGGTATTGCGAGGTATCGACGAGCGGTACAGGCCTGCGGGTTGTTATGCCGCGCGAGTTCGGCGACGAGCTCTTGAGTGACCGACGCGAGGCCAACGGGTGCGCCTTTCAAGCCAAGGCAGAGCAGGCTAAGGGGTTCGCCTTGACGTTGACGGGCTCGGGCGATTGGGCACGCGACGACGATTTTGTACGTGGGGTATGCGAGCGCCGCGACGCGGGACTTAGGGAGCGCCGGATCGAGAAGAACGTGAACCCCGAGGACTTGGGCGATATTGCGCTCGACTTTTTGGAGTATACACTCGACGACTTGGAAAGCATGCTCGCCGCCTACCCGAACGAGGGTATCGAGCGGGGCGAGTGGATCGGTTTGTGCAAGGCCGTGCGCGAGGCGTTCGAACCCCGCGGGCTCGGCGAGGAGGCGTTCGACATATTCGACGCGTGGACGGCGACGGGCAAAGAACACTCATACGACCCCGTGCACAATCGGGACAAATGGGACGAGCCGCTCGATACCTCGGCCAAGACACGCACGACGCTCGCCTCGGTGTTGAAGGTCGCACGCGAGAACAAGTGGCGCAGTGCGTCCGAGGCCGATACGTTCGAGGAGACGGCACCGAGCGAGCCGGACAACCCCTACGCGTTCCTCAAGGTGCTGGACACCGAGAAAGTCGGCGCGAAAGGCAATGTGACGCGCGCCGTGCACAACTATATGAACGCCGTGCGGATCGTGCGCCACATGCCGGACCTCAAAGGGTTGATAGGGCGCAACATGCTTAACGGCGGGTTATTGCGCCTGCGTGATTGGAGCGGCGAGCCTCTGCGCTACGCGGTGGAGTGGACCGACCCCGATATGCACAGGGTGTTGCAGATCGTGCAGGGCTTCAAGAAAGATAAACAGTCGCTATTCGGGCATTTCAGTATCGAGGCCCTCAAGAACGCTATGGAGGGCGGCAGCGAGCCCGTGCAGCCGATCAAGCGGGCGATTGAGAGCTTACCCAAGTGGGACGGCCGACCGCGCATAGATGATTGGCTCATGCGGTACTTTGGCGTCTCTGACACCCCGTTGCACGCCGCATACGGGCGGAAATTCATGATCGGATTGATTGCCCGCGGTCACGCCGAGATAGGGTTCGAGGTCAAGCTCGACACCGTGCTTGTGTTGGTCGGCATGCAGGGCCTCCAAAAGAGTGAGTTCTTTAACGTGCTCGCCGGATCGTCGGCGTTCTTTACCGACCACATAGGCGAGATCAGCAAGAAAGAGGCGCGCGAGAACATTGCGGGCCGTTGGATCGTGGAACTAAGCGAGGGTGAAATCGTCACCAAAGCCGACAGGCGGGCGCTCAAGGGGTTTTTGACGGCCAAGTCTGACAAGTTCCGAGCGGCCTACGCGCGCAACGTCCAGACGGTGCCAAGGGCTTGTGCGTTCGTTATGCCGACCAACGAGGAGGGGATATTAAACGACCCCACGGGCTCGCGCCGCTTTTGGCCCGTTAAGGTGACGCGCGGGGCCGACTTGGGCGTACTGCGCGCCGAGCGTGACTTGATGCTATCCGAGGCCCTTGTCGCATATCGCGCGGGCGAGGCGTGGTGGTTGACCGAGGACGAGGACGCAACGCGAGAAACCAACGCAGAGGAATACCAGATCGAGGACCCTATCGAGGACGACCTCGCGCACATTCTGCAGCATATCCCTCTCGGGCAGATCGTATCGCAGAGCGATTTGATAAAGGCCCTAGAGTTGCCGAGCGCCGCTAACGGGGCGATAGCGCACAGGGTACGGGACGTGCTCGGCAAGTTCGGATGGGAGCGCCATAGGGTCGGGGCTAAGCGTGGATATCGAAGGGGTGACGGTGACAGTAAACCAGCAATGAGCGAGAAAGCCTTGTCGGCGATGAAAGAGGGCACTGTGATAGAGATACGGCCTAAAAGCGAGTTTGAGGACTTAGGGGCCGAGGATAAGATCGAATAGTGACACTAAGTGACAATAAGTGACAGTAGTACAAGGCGCTACTGTCACTCGCCAAGTACCTATAATCTAAGGGCTTTCTAGCTCTAGTGACAATAAGGTACAGTAAAAATACTATAGAGGGTTGATAGGTTAAAAGAGGGGCAGGATAGAGAGGGGCACGTACACCCGAGGGCCCGCGTAAGGAATTGGTGTCACTAGTGTCATACTGTCACTCGGGCCCAGCCCTACCCCCTAATGGAACGCAGCATTTACCGATTAAGGAGAGATACTATGAAATGTACTAATTGTGGAAATAGGATAAGCCCTAATGCGTTATGCGTATCGTGTGGTTTAGTTGACGCGGGGCCCGCAGGGGGCGAACCAATATATGAGCCCGACGCAATCGAAACCCTACAGAACCGTGTCATGGTATTGGAGCAGGCACTTGATAATATCTTTTGTAACAGCCGCAGCCGCTACGCCAAGGATACAGCCCGTAAAGCCTTGGAGAGATACTATGACTAAGATCGACACAAGCCCACTAGATACGAAACGCATGCAGGTTTTAGAGGACGCAGGGCGGCTTATATCTGGCGACAGGGAGCGGGACTATGGCACGCCGCAGGACAACTTTGCCAATATAGCTGTGCGGTGGTCGCAGCAGGTCGGAGTACGTATTGAACCTTGGCAAGTGACGTTGATGATGCTCGACCTAAAGCTCGCCCGTATGGCGACCACACAGAGGCCGCACGACGATAGCCTTATCGACGCCGCAGGATATGCGGCCCTCACGGCAGAGCTTGCGGTAGATATTGCCAAGAATACAGAAGCGCCTTAGAGTGCAACGCAACACAGGAGCGCCCATATGGCAAACGTAAGCCAATACGAACAGAACGCAGACGCCGTGGATCACCTCGCCCTAGAGTGCGGGGCCCACGGCTACTCGCGTGCGCAGACCGCCGCTTGTATCGGTATAAGCAAGCAACTCCTCTCTACATGGATCAAGGACTATCCACGGTTTACCGAGGTCATGGAGCGCGCCGACACGCTTGCACAAGCATGGTGGGAGGGCCGCGCGATGGACGGCACAGCACAAAGCCGGATCGGTGGCACCGTATGGCATAAAAGCGTCGCTGCACGTTTCCCTCACGAATATGCCGACCGCCAAGAGATCGGCCCAATGGGCGGCGCAGGCCGTGCAAGCGAGGTGCGGTGGAACATTGTAGACCCCAAGGAGACAGAGACATGAAAGCAGACGGACATATCACACAGCCCGAGGCCGAGGCAGTAGGCGTCAGTTTACAGACTGCATGCGCGGTTGCATGGATCGGCTATGCACTAGAGGACGTACTCGACCACCCCAAGGCCGTTGCTATGGGCGCAGAGGAGCTCGCCGATTGGCTGCGTACCGAGGACCACTAATTGTTTGACCCAATCGGCGACATAACGCAGGGGAACTATACCCCGCCGCCGCAGATCGGGCACAACGGAGGCCCTGCGCTCGATATCGACGTAGCGCGCGTCGTCGCACCTGCCCTCGCGCCTGCGCGATACAAGGCGCTATTTGGTGGCCGAGGCGGCACCAAGTCGTATTTTGCGGCCGATTACGTCGTAGCCAAGGCCATGAATGGGCACAAATGCCTATGCGTGCGCGAGGTGCAGGCGTCTATCGAGCAATCATCTAAGGCGCTAATCGAGGAACGTATCTACGACCACGGCCTAGCGGGCGAGTTCCGTATCCTACGCACGCATATCGAGCACCCGAGCACGGGCGGCCGTATCGAGTTCAAGGGCATGCAACAGTTTAACGCGGCGAATATCAAATCGCTGCAGGGCTACTCTATCGCGTGGTGGGAGGAGGCACACACGGCCTCGCAGTACGCAATCGACCTCTTGATACCGACGATCCGCATGGACGGCTCCGAGCTCATATTCACATGGAACCCCGAGGACCCCGAGGACGCCGTTGATGCCATGTTTAGGGGCCCGAACGCCATACGCGACGACGTTATCTTGATCGAGTGCTCGATAGATACGAACCCGTGGGCTCCAAAAGTCCTAGAGAATGAGAAAGACGAGCTGTACCGACGCGACCCCGAAAAGGCGGCGTGGGTTTGGGGCGGCGCATACCGCACAATATCCGACGCGAACATACTCAAGGGCCTATATCGGGCCGAGCGGTTCGAGCCTAAACCCCATTGGGACGGCCCATACCAAGGCCTCGACTTTGGGTTCGCTAATGACCCAACCGCCGCCGTCCGGTTCTACATATGGGGCAAGAGCCTATATGTGGAGTACGCGGTCGGCACCGTGGCGCTCGACCTCGACGTGACCGAAACATACATCGTCGAACGGGTGCCAGATTGGGACATACACAATGTCCGTTGCGATAACGCACGGCCCGAGAGTATAAGCTACCTTAACAAACACGGCTCGGGACGCTACAGTGCGGCAGATAAATGGCCAGGCAGTATTGAGGACGGCATAGGTTGGTTAAGATCGTTCGACGAGATTATCGTACACCCCGACACGGCCGCGCCGTTCCTAAAGGAGTGCAAACGCTACT